ATCCTACACCATGGGGTTTTATTTTTCTTACTTACAGTTTTTTTGTTACTTTTTTATGATGTATTTACTTTATATTTATTATTAAAAATTAAAATAAATAAAATAATATAGAAGGTGTAGGAGGTGCAGTATTATGTAGTATTTATAGCAATTCACCCCAGATAAAACCCGACAAAAAAATAATAATAATAATATTTTACTCCCCCAATATTCAAAGGAATTTTAGCCTATATACACCCTACACACCAACACCCGCGGGTAATCCCCGCCCGATTATATAGTGGAAATATTCAAAAATAATATATTTAAAAAAAATCATTTAAATAATAATTTGTAGGATATAGTATATGACCGAAATAATGCCAGAAATAATTTATTGTAGCTATACACCAAAACAAGCCGAACGATTAAAAGAATATAGAAATAATCCCGATAATAAGGAATTACTATGTAATATAAGAAAGAAATATTACAACAAGATGAAGACTGATGAAATACTTATAGAAAAACATAGACAACGCGCACGAGATTATTATTATAAAAAAAAAGATTTATTATTACAAAAAATAGTCTAGATTTTTTACTTTTTTTTAAATAGAAAAAATTAAAAAATGTATTTAAAAATTAATTTATATTATATAGTATATGACACAAATTAATTTAAAATTATCTTCAAAAGACTCTAAACTTAACAGTTTAACACTTAACGAGCCCGTCGATATTCAAATACTCGATAAACTCATCACTTCTGACTTACTAATTGATACTTTTAATAACCCAGTATGTAAAACATATAACACAAATGAAAAACAACAATTATTAAAATATAAAAAATTAATCAAAAATGGTAAAGCCAAAATAGAATATAATAAAAGTAAAGGTATGAAATGGGGGCGAGTAATGCCCCTAAATGGTTGTGGCTTATTCAGTATAAGGCGCCAATTAAGACACACATTAGCTAAAAACCACTTTGTAGATATTGACGTAGTAAATTGTCATCCTGTATTATTACATCAAGTTTGTAAAGCAAATAACATACCATGCGAACACTTAGAAGATTACGTATTTAACCGCGCTCAACATTTAGAAAGAATAATGAAAAAATATAATGTTAATAAAGATACCGCCAAAAACTTATTTATTCGTTCTTTATATTTAGGATTTATTGAAAATTGGTTAAGTGATAATAAAATAGAAAATAAAACTCCTGATGACTTTGTGGTCAAATTACAAACAGAATTAAATCATATATGCCATAGAATTATTTTACATAATCCAGATATCGATAAAGCAGTAAAAAAGAATAAAGAAAAAAACAATAAACAATATAAAATAGGTTCATCGTTATCATATTACTTACAAGAATACGAAAACCAAATTTTAGAAACCATTTATGAATATTGTAATAAAAATAACTATATTAATAGTAATGAATGCGTTTTATGTGCCGATGGTTTAATGATTCCTAAAAGTTTATATAAACCTGAACTATTAAAAGAATTATCAGTATTAATAAATGAAAAATTCGGTTTTAATCTTGAGTTTATCATGAAGGAAATGAACGAAGATTATTTAAGTATTCTCGATGACCACCAAATAGAAGATGATGATAATGAAAATGGCTATGATGCAGTTAAATTTAGATTCGAGAAAACTAATTTTAAGTTATTAAATCCTATATCATATGTTACTATTGATACCAATAAAGAATTAATAGTAAGAAAGAAAACTGACTTCCTAAGTGTCTATGAAAATTTACACTATGAAAAACTATATACAGATGATGAAGGAAATATAAAAATAATAAAAAAACAATTTGTTTCTGACTGGCTAAAAGATGAAACAGTTAAAACATATGATAGAATTGACTTTCTCCCAAAAATGGAAGCACCCAAAAACATTTATAATACATTCACACAATTTGAAGCCGAGAAAATAACAACTAAAAAAAATCTATTCTTTAGTAATTCATTAATGTATAAACATATTAACAACCTATGCGGTAATGATGAATTATGTTATGATTATTTTATTAAATTCTTAGCCCAAAAAGTCCAAAAGCCTACACAAATTACAAGAACATCAATAGTATTACAATCTAATGAAGGCGCCGGAAAAGATACTTTTTTAAACTGGTTTGGTAACTCAATATTAGGTAAGAAATATTATGTTAATACAGAATCAATCGATTTAGTATTTGGGCGATTTAATGGTTTAATTCAGGATAAAGTATTAATAGTTATTAATGAAACATCAGGTAAAGATACATTTCAATTATCAGATAAAATTAAAGCATCAATTACTAATGAAATAAATACAATTGAAAAGAAAGGCTATGAATCATTTACTAATACTAATTGTATTTCATATGTGTTCTTATCTAATAATAAAAATCCCGTTAAAGTATCAGAAAATGATAGAAGATTTGTTATATTTGAATGTAATAGTAAAATAGCTAATAACCATGATTACTTTACAGCACTTAATAAAGAAATAGAATCAAAAGAATATGATAAAATATTTTATGATTTATTGATGAGTACGCCCATAGATGGTTATGACTTCACAAATAACAGACCTAAAACTAATGCATATAATAACATCAAAGAAGCAACCAAAAGCCCCGTTATATCATTTTACGAAGATTTAATATTTAAATTTGATGAATCATTTTTAATAGGTGGTGCAGAATTATACAATAAATTTACAACATTTTTAAAATCAAATAATTTTAATTACGAGTATAATAATATTAAATTTGGTGTTGAATTGAAACAATATGAAACATATATTATTAAAACTAGAACTAAAAAAGGTATTTATTACAATATCAAAATTAATGAACTTAAAAACCATCTAATTACTACTAAACAAATAGAACCAATTGAAGATGATGTTAATTTTGAAGATGGAGAAGAAGAAGAAAAAGATGATGAAATAGTGAAACAGATTAAAAGCGATATCAAGAAAAAATCACCATTAGACTTCGGAATAAACTAAAATAAAAATCTTAAGAAATTTTATTTTTTTATAATATTTTACAATATTATAGTCTCTTGAGAGGCGTATATACGCCCTGCTACGCGGGCTATAAATTAATTTCTAACTTATATTATATAGGAAAATGCCAAAAAATAGTATAGATTATTCTAAATACTCATTTTATAAAATCGTTTGTAATGATTTAAATATTAAAGATTGTTATGTAGGTTCAACCGCTCATTTTACATCAAGAAAAGCTAATCATAAAATAGCATGTAATATAGAAACACATCCAAGATACAATTATAAGATTTATCAAATAATAAGGTCAAATGGTGGATGGGCGAATTGGTCAATGATTTTAATAGATATAATACCATGTACAAATGGAGAAGAAGCAAGAAAAAAAGAAAGAGAATTATATGAACAATTAAACGCGACTATGAATAATAACAAACCTAATAGAACACAACAAGAATATAAAATAGAAAATAAAGAAATAATTTCTGATAAAATGAAAGAATATTATCAGAAAAATAAAGAAAAAAAAAGAGAATATTATCAAAAAAATAAAGAAATTATTAAAGAAAAAAGATTATTTAAAAATGTTATTATTAAAACACCATCTGAAACTATAGTTTAACATAAATTTTACTTTGCGCTATACTTGAACCCATTGCGGTTAAATCATTGCTCATCTCCTTTTCTACTTTTATTAAATCTGAGTATTTATCACTCATGAAACTATGCCTCATCTGATTAACACTGATTTTACGGTCTTTAAATATCTTGACCATACGTTGATTAAGTGTAATAGCAGATAATGCTTCACCTTTACTATTAAATAATAAATGATTAATATTAGCAGGTATTATTTTAATCCATTTACTTAATATTCTTTTCAATGCAGGACTAACATTTAATGTTTGTTGATGGTGGAATTTACTTGTTTTATAAACGTTAAAAATAAGTTTATTCTTTTTCATATCTAATTGATTATCTTTTGATTCGTCAATATCTCCGCGAAACTTCATTAATACATAATCGAGTGCGCGCCTTGGTTGGTTATAAATCGGACTTACTAAACATAATAATACATAATCCATTATTTGTTGAATATCATTCATATTTAACTTGTCTTTTTTATAGATTAAATCAGCATGTTTTTTTAAGTCGTCTAATACTTGCTTAATCTCAACAACACTAATATCTGATGCCTTTTGTTTTTCATTTAATTCTTGTTTATTTACTTCATCTTTATAAACTTGCATATCATCGGACATCATCTTTTTATATTCATTATTATCAGTTAAACAAACTAACGATGCTAAATAAGTCTTACGACTAGAGGGGCTTTTATCTTCTAAAAATTTCATTACATCTTTTACTTTATCAAAGTTTTTAATATTAGGTTCTTTAATAGATGCTTCAAAGCAGTTTTTATAAATACTTTTTAATAAACTATTATAAGTCTTAAGAGAACCATCAGACAAATGGGCGCGGGCTTTTTTCAAATCATCAGAAAAATTCATTTATATAATATTAACTAGATTTTTTATATTAACTAAAAATAAATTCTTCAATTAACTTTCAATAATTCCTATAGTTTGTAAATCTCTCATTATTGATTCTTCAGAGTTTGGAATATTAGGAATAAAAAAATGATTAATCCAATTATAAAACTTTTGAAAACACGACATATTATAATAATATTAACTAGAAATTAATTATAAGCTTTTTTAACTAGTTATTAACCAAAAATAAAGCATTTAATTAATATAATGCTTAGTTAAAAATTTTTAATTAATAACATTCTTAATAAACTGCTTAATATTCAGTTAAAATCAGTTGATAATTAAATATTAGTTAACTAATTAATATTTATTTATAATTTATTCTTTTTGATTTAATTGAAAAACTAAATTTTCTAAATCAGCTACAGATGTTTTATATGGTGGCTTATCTCCTCCTAATTTCTTTATTTCTTTTCTTAATTTCTTAACATATTTCTGGTCTTCACCTTGAGATGTAATACCGCCCCTACTTTCATATGCTACTCTTTCTGCTTCTAAATCATTATTTATACTATTAAATAATTCATCTTCTACATCATTTTGTAAGTTGTCTTCATTATTTAATTCTTGTCTCATCTCTTCTTTTAACATCATACTTTCAGGCTTCTTTTCTAATGATTTCACTAAAGCGCTTATATCGTCTTGTTTCTTTGTTAATTGTTGTAAGCTTTGTAACAATCCTTTATTTGCTTCTTTCTCAGCCATTGATGACTGATACATCATAGGATTATATGAAGGTTGAGCGCTTGGAACAGATGCACCACCAGAACCACCCCCACCCGATGATGTAACATTAACATTTACATTCTGTTTTACTGACTTATCTTTTGTTCTCCCTTTTTTCATAGGTTTAGTAACTTTTGGTTTTCTAGGCTTTTTAACTTTCTTTTTAATTAAATTATCCATATAATATAATTTAGAAATTTAATTTATATTATTTCTAAATTATTATAATGTATAAAATTCAATCTGTACTAATGCCCAGAAGTAAGTATAATTATAATGATGCTTTAAAATGGATAAGTCAAAATAAATATAAAATCGGAAGAGTTGATATAACTAAATCATTATTTAGATTTAGACAACTAGAACCATCGTATCTAAAGAAAATCGGATACACTAAATATATTAATAAGGTTTTACCAAATGGTATTATTTTAGTATTAGTTTATAAAAATTAACTAAAAATTAAGTTTAGTTTTTTTTATTTTCTAGGTTAAATTATATGTCGGACTATTATAAAGATTATTATCAAAAAAACAAAGAAAAGATATTATTTAGAGTTAAGAATAATTATGTCAAAAGAAAATTCAATAAGTATGAACAACCAAAGAAAGATAATAATATAATTATAAAAGATGATTTAAATAATGAAGATAAAGATAAAGAAAAAATAAAAAAGAACATAACTGTTACTTTTTAGTTCTAAGCAAATAAAAGAAAATAAAGTAAAAATAATAAATTCTTATTAATACCAATTAAAACTGCTGATTTTGTAATTACTAATGTTTCAACTACTGAAGTAATATTTAATAATAACATATTATATTTACTTCTAATTCCCATTTTTTTTAAAATAAAATCATAAAATTTATTTTTAAAATAATCTATTATATTTTCACGTATTCAAAGAATCTTTCTATTAAACCACTCTGATACTGACCCACAAATATAATTTACCATCGATACTTTTTTAATTCTTTTATTTTCGTGTAAAAAGTCGATGTTACCACTTATAACTTCTTTATTAATATTTGATGCTCCATATGCTTTTTCAAATACTTCTAATACTAATAATTTCTTATCAATCTTATCTTTTATATTTTTACTTGGTTTTACTAAATGCTCACAGAGAACGCAAACATATAAAAGATTCTCTAATGAGTCTTTATAATCTCTAAAATTTGGAAGGGCTTGTAATCTAGCTACTATTTTTACTACAATATTATTTTTATCAATGCATCGAGATAATGCATTTTTTGGTTGAACGTAAGGACATATAACCGGTTCAGACATAATTATATAACTATATTTAGATATTATTTTTTATGTTTTTATTATATAATTAAATGCTATATTTGCAGGATATGTTTCTGTTCCAGTTAATACTCCAGTTGTAGGTGCTACGGTTTGATTAACTTGTGTCGCAGTTGATAAAAATGTTCCCTTAGTTAATCTATTTTGTAATGTCTCATCAGCAACCATTCCTGTTCCATCACCTCCAGGTGTTTGATATTGTGCCCCTGCTAGACACCCAGCGGCAGTTGATCCGTTAGGTTGTCCTGATGTTGCATCATCATAATAATGTGCGTCACTATATGTGTGTTGATGATTTTCTAAATTGTGTCCTTGTTTAGTTGCTAATGTTCGTGTGTATGTATTTGAAACGCCAATAGTTTGAGACCCAGCACCTGAAACAAATATCCCTGATGTATTTGGCAGTCCAAATGTTCCACCCAATACTGTCCCAGTCTGTGTTGCCGATCCTCCATATAAGTTCCCAATCACAAAAAACAAATTAAGATAATCTACTACATTCACAAGTGCTCCACTACATAATAACCAACCTCGTGGAGCAACAGATCCAGCAAACATTGTTATCATTCCTGGAGGGGTTATGTTATTATTCAATGGGAAATAAAAACTAGCGGTTGATGGAGGCACAGGATAATCACTTGCTACCGCAGTAACAGAAGCATCTATGTATCCAGTTACAGTTGGGTTCGTCATTGTGCCTCCTGAATAAACAGCATAACTAGTTGTTGTAAAACTATTACCAACAAGAGTGCCCGCTTTATAAAAGATAAATAACCCAAATCCAAACCAACCTCCCCAATTAATAGTTCCATTTATAATAAGTCTCACTTGATAATTATCCGTTGTTGTGTTGTATGTATCAATTGAAAAGGTAACATAGATTGTCGTCATATACGATGCTATTCCATCTATGCTTGTCTGTGTCCCTGTTCGTGTCCAAGTTCTTGTTACGGTTCCTGCAGTTTGCGGTGCTCCTTCTAAAACTGTGGGTGTATATGGTACTCCATTCTTCAAAATCGCCAAACCACTAAATCCAGTATATGATAATGCAAAATTACCCGCCCCTGATAAGGACGGATTGGTATAATTATAAGTGAATAAATCAAAGGGTATTGCTACACGGATCACTTTTCTTGTATTTCCCGCAGGCACGCTTACCGTCATAGCAGTTCCAATAATTCCAGCATCCTCAACATCTCCATTTGTAAATGTTATTCCAGTGGTATTGGGTAGATTTTCAACTGTATTATCATAAACAGCCCCTCGAAATGGTCCGTTATAATAAGTTCCGAATATAGATGCCGAATTATAATCTATGTTATTTACTGATGTATTTACAATATTATTATTAGATGTATTTAAATTTAAACCCCCACCCGTTCCATTATCTATAAAATTTATACCATAACCACCATTAGATACAAAAGTATAACCGATACCGGCTTGGAATGAACCATATGCCGAAGCATTAAAAACAGTATTAAAACTAGAATTAAATGTTATATCATTACTACCGTTAATAACTACATCTTCTCCCCCTGTTGTTGTTAGTGTCAAATTAGTGCCACTAGTTGGAATTATTCCGGCGCCCGCTATTATATTAGATGTAAAAGTCTTAGCACCTCCCACGCTTTGAGCGGTTGTTAAATTGACAAATGAACCATTATCGACGTAATTTTTATTTACAAGCTGATTTGATGTAGTTGGAACAGCTGAACATACTGGTAGGTTTGTAAATGTTTTAATTCCTGTTGTTAAAGTTTGTGTTGTATCAGTTGTAACATAATTACTAATAACTGGTATTGATGATATAGCAGTTTGAACAAAAGATGTAGAAGCGATCGAGTTGTTGTTTGTAGCTGGTGCTAGGGTCGGTACTGATGAACCTATATTGACTGTTAAATAATCAGTAATAACTGTATTTGAATTTATACTATTACTATCTACGTTATTTAATCCGTCTAATGTTGGGCCGAAATTATAATTACTCATATAATATAGTTTATATTATATAATTAATTTTAGTTGAAAAATTATTTAAACCCTAAAGGGCGTATATACGCATCTTGATGCTATAATTCTTATTTAGGCTTCAACAAAGGTTAAAACACATACATAATTTGTTGCTGTTGCTTGAGTAAGTGTAGCATTAGTAGTTGTATTTATAACGTTTAATGTTATCATATTAATATTTCTTAAATTTTGTATAAATGTTGGTTTACTCTTATCATCTGTTAAATTGAATCTTGTAATGACTCCATTTGTTGGTGTTGCTAATACTGCAGCTACTGGGGGTATTACTTCAACTTGTAAAATAGTAGATGGAACTTTAACCCTTCTATATTGATAAATATTTAAACCTTTACCCATATCAACATGAAGTGTATAAACATTCGCATAATCAATAGATGAATTATTTATAGTATTAGCTTGAGATATAAAACTCATATTCATGTAATATGATTTATCATAATCTGCATCTGTTTGTATTATACTTGTTAAATCGATCATATAAGAAGCGTTAAAAATGCTTGCTCCTATGAAAGATGATGTATTATTAGAGTCTAAGAATATTTTAAAAGTTCTTTTTACTTCTGTATTTGAAATCATTATATAATTTACTTTAGAAAAAATAAATTATAATATTTTTATTGAATTATGTTTTAAGCAAAATTAACAGCTGGTTCTGCTGGTGCTGGTTCCATTGGTTTCATAGCTTGTATCATTGCATTTGATTTATTTTTGTATGCATTAACAGCGTCATGTTTAGTACTACCTACTTTTTTTGCAACTCCACCAATCTGACGAGCACCCGCACCAATTGCTGCGGCGGCGAGACCTAATTCAGGATTAACTAAGGTTAAAACTGGTGCAAGACTTCCTGCGACTCTTCCAACTTTACCTGCTACATTACCTACTACTTTTACTGCTGTGTCTATTCCTTGCCCTACTTTATTTACGAATTTCTCCGCTGCCCCTCCTTTAGAAAATGTTCGATCTAAAGTTCCATCTTTCTTAAAGAATTGTTTAGCCCCAGAGCCTATTTTATTGAAGAATTGTTTAATACCCATTATATAACTATAATTAGATTTTATTTATTTTATAATAATATTTTATAATAATATTTCACTAATGTTATTTATTTATAATAATATTTCATCCCAGTTATAAAACATTCTTTGTGAATTTGTATTTATATAGATGAAATCGTGGTTTTTTTTATACGTTTTTTGTAGAATTTTGTTAAATGCATTTTTAAACATCTCAACTTGTTCATCAAATATGTTTGACATTTCTGTTTTATTAACTTTGAATACTATTAAATCGGTTAAGGCTTGGCGGGTCTGAGTTGGAATAGATTTGTAATTTTGGCAGCATAGCCATATGCACAAGTGGGCATGTCTTCTATTATTTATCATATGTAATAAGAACTTTTCGCAATCACCTCTTAAAAACTTTTGTACATCATCTAGAATGATTAAAGTTTTAAAGTCTTCTTGTGCGTTTTCTTCTGCTAGTTGATATGCTTGATTGAGATTATCAAGATTTAATTCATCATATATTAACTCTTCAGGTATGTGTTCTCCCCAAAAATCACCACGAACACTATGACGAGAATTAGCAGGACAAAATAATATGATGTCATGGAATATATTTTTATATGCTTCTTTTGATTTTAAAAATGAAATTGTTAAACTACTTTTACCCGATCCAGCTTTTCCTAATAATAATAAAAAATGGGGTTTGTTCATTAGTGAAAATACGTCTATCTTCTCTAATTTACTATCCAACATTCCATCAACGTTAAATGATGGTTTATTTAATATAGGTTCTTTATTTTTTTTAAAACTAATCATATAATATAATTTAGAAATAATTAAATTGTTTTTTTAAATAAATGCTTGGACTTGTTTAGCTATAGTATCAATAGATAAGATAACATCAGATAAGCCCCAAGCTTGACATATAATAGAAGATGGTACAGCAGTACCAATATTGAGATTAAGAAAAGGAGGTTGAGCACGAGTATTTACACCTTGGAAGAGGATACCAGATGATTTTTCTAAATCATAACCACAATAGAAAGAGGCAGGGTATTTAGATAATATAGAATATGAAGAATCATCACCAGCTGCAGTGGTTCTTGTTCCATTTGCACTAGTAAGGACAGTATATGATGAATCAGCATTTAAACCAGTTAAAGCACTAATATTTGTCATGTACATAGGACGAGATACAGCAGTACCATATGATTTAGTAATGCCACCGCCTTGTGTTAAAGATTGAATAAGGTAAGGAAAACCTTCACTTGGTCTCACGATGTCGTTGATTGCCTTATTTGGAAAAAAATTTCCACCCACTTGACATTGACGGGTATTCAACGAGATATTAACGGCGTCATAATATCCATTAGGAGTTGTTGCACTTTGAGCAGATCCAAAAGTGTGAAAAATACTTTTTACGGATGTATTACGAATTTGTAGCAATAGTTGTTGCCCACCGCTAGATCCAGAAGGAATATTAACAGAAGAGTTGGTGTAAGTTTGAGATTTAATAAACCATTTGCCATCGACTAAAGTTTGTTTTAATAAGTTAGCAGCCATATCGCCTACGTCGATATATTTCATGTTGAGTGTGAAATCAGCAAGAGTAATAGCACCCATAAGAGGGGTTGTAGTAACAGCAGTACAATAAGAAACTAAAGGTACTAAATTTGATGTACTCATCTGTAATTGAAGGTTGTTAATGCTTCCAATTGGGATGAATTTTTCTGAGTTAGCACCAATTACTGAAAGTAAAGGGATGGTAAATGAATATCTGTAGGTTGTTGAACCAGCAGCGCCTAATTCTATTCCGTTTAATCCTAAGGCAGTATCTGAACCCATACAAATACTTAAACCGCCGTTTCTTTCGGCTACATTTACTGTGTTTTGTAATAAAAAGTTTTGTAATAATCCATATTGTCCGACTGTTTCGATTGGGACGTTGTTTGAATATAAAACGAGCTGATCAAACCATGATGAGCCTGAACCAATTAAATTTAAACTATTTGTACTAGCGGCAAGTGTGACGGCACTAGTTGTATAAGACATAGTAAATGATAATGTGGTAGATGCGGGATCCATAAAGACAGAATCAGACATACCAGAAGGAATAGTAAAGGATACTATTTGAGATGAGAAGTTACCGAAAGCGCCTGTGCTGTTTGCTACGAATATAGCATTGTTATTTGCGGGACCAACTACCGATGTTACACCATCGGGAGATACATTTACAGAATAACTTCTCGCATTTTCACTTAATGAGGGAGGCAGTTTATAATCTAATGCGGAAGGAAGACCTATAGTAGAAGAAGGAAATGACATTTTTATATAATTATAATTAGAATAATTATATAATTTTTCAATATTTAAAATTAAATTAAAAGAAAAATACACGTCCTACAGGATGTGTAGAAACTGGAGCTGGTGGGGGCGGAGTTGGTTGTTGTCTTGGCTTTGATGATTTTTTATATATTATCTCTTCTTCTGAATCTGATTCTGGAGCCATCATTATAATCTGTTTCTTCTTTGGCTTCTTCTGTTGTTTTATTATGACTGGTTCTTCTTCTTCAGTATCATTTTCATCTACGCCATATTTACTTTTAATATTCATTTTATGTTTTATTATTTTATTCGCTTTTTTAATTGCGTATTTCTCTTCTAATTCTTTATTTTTTACTTTATCTTCCTGCCATTTTTTATTTAGCGCTTCTCTTCCTTTTTTTAATGCATCTAGAGTTGCTTGACTAACAACACGCTTTTTTTTAGGTGCTTGTATTTTATTATTGTCTTCTTCTTCATTAATTATTAGTTGGGGGGCTGGTTGAGTTTGTAACTCTTGGACTGGAGGATTAATTACTTTAGTTTTTTTATTACTCATTATAATAATTTAGAATTTAATAAATTTGAAAAATTGAAAAAAATTTAATAAATTTATCTAAACTATTTATAATATAAAGTTATGGAAAGTTCAAAGTTTGAAACTGAAATGAAAAGTTTAATTAAAATTGGAGTTCCTGAGAATATGGCATATCTTATTGCATCTCATAAGTTTAATAAAAATAAAAATGAAGTTGATTCTATTGTTAATGAAGTTAGAGAACAGCAAGCAGAGATCGCCGAATTCGTGAAACAATTTAAACCATTAAATGAAAATGAAAATTTAAATCTAAATAATAATAATAATGATAAAAACTAAAATAAGAATGTTTAATATTAGTTCATTGAATGCAATTAATGGAAGTTTTAAAAGTGTTGTTAATGTTGCTCTACCTGACATGACATTTCATCACGAACATATTAATAATATTTATATAATGATTGATCACTGTGAAGTACCTAATTCATTCTACATAGTTAATTATACTAATAATGTATTAGTTATTAATAGTATTACATACACTGTACCCGTTGGTAATTACAATGTGAATTCATTAATTACAGTATTACTCTCAATACTACCCACTGGTTTTACAATAACATATAATAGTATAACAAGTAAATACACGTTCGGTTATGTATCGAGTTTTACTATTCATGCTACTAAATCAACTATTAATAATGTAATAGGTTTAGGTTCGGCTGATTTAACCGGTTCATCTATTATACTTCCATATTTAGTTAATTTTCTGCCTATACCTCGTTTATCTTTTCATTCTACTTTTTTAAATAATAATAATTATAGTAGTTCAGACGGATCTGCGGATGTGTTTTTATGTCTTCAAAATAATGTAGGTCAGTTATCTACGATTAATTACACTAATCAAACACAGAGTCAGTATTTAGTTCAAGAGAAAAGCATATCGAATTTTATAATTACTGTTACTGATGATTTAGGGCGTTTAATTAACTTTAATAATATTGATTGGTTTATGACATTAATATTGAAAATTGAATATACTGATAATACTATTACAAATACTAATTTTAATAATATAGTTAAACAACAAGCGATTTTATAAATATATAAATTATTATTTTCTATGATAATTTATATGATAAGTGATAATAATGGAAATTTACTTTTAATAGGTAGTCCAGAAATTAAAATACCTGAAAGAATGTTTTTTATGGCTAAAAATGGGAAAGTAAGAGAAGCACCAACAACCACTAAAAGTGGGGCTTTATCGATGAGAGGAGGTATTAGAAGTATTAATATAGTTCCTAGTGGAGATAAAGTAGATGTTGTAAAATTAGGGGATACTTTAGAAGAGTTTAGAAAAAGACAAAGTAAAAAAGAATCTAATGATTTATTAAATGAGATGATGAATACTAAAATTAGTAAAAAAATAGATATGGGAGAAATGCCAGAACTAAAAGTAAAAAAAGTAAAGAAAGTAAATGATATAGATTTAATTGACGAATTAAAGCAGTTAGAAAAAGAATATTATAATTATTATAATACTATTGAAATAAAGAAAACAGCATCAGGGAAAAGAAAAGTTTCAATGGCGGGGCGTGAAAGTCCTTCAAGTATTAAATCTAAATATGATACTATTAATAAAAAAATAAAAAATAAACAACCTAAATTATTAAGTGCTGATGAATATAAAAAAGAAATAAAAAAAGAAGAAAAGATGCAAAAAGAAGAAGATAAGAAAAAAGAAGAGATAGAAAAAGTAAGACAAGAAGAAGTGAGAAAAAATTCACCTCCTACTGAAGAATTTGGTTTTATAAATGGTAAGCGATTATATAAGAAAAAGACAGTCGGAGCAGTTTAAAAATACGTTTTTATTATAATATTTTCTATTATAATAATAATGAATACTCTTGAATTTTTAAAAGAAAAAAGATTTAATTTAGTTAAAAAACAAAAAGAAATGAGTAATGTATTAAATGCAATTTCTATGATAGGACAACCAGAAGATATTATATTATTGAAGTTACTTTTAAATGAAATCAAAAGACTTAGAAAAACATATAATTTTCTTATTTGTAATTACGATTTAATAAAAACACTTATTTTATATTGAATCTTCTTTTATAATCTTGAATATTAACATTAATATCCTTACTGTCTCCCCATGAAACATAACGACTTAATGATCCAGCGTTTATCTTATTCCAGTTCTCATTTACTTTATGACGTTTTATATAATTGATTCTTTTTATGTTGTCCCCGTGGTCAATATAAGTTAAACCCCCTTTTAACCCGAAATCAATACGTGAGCCATCATTAAATATGGCTGTAAATCTTTTATTCTTACTTTTACTATTTACTATGTTCATATAATAATAATTAGATTATAATTATTAGAAAAATCACTAAATAATCGGGCGGGATGTGCCCGCGGTGTATATACACCCTATCCTACACCCTATCCTACACCATGGGGTTTTATTTTTCTTACTTACAGTTTTTTTGTTACTTTTTTATGATGTATTTACTTTATATTTATTATTAAAAATTAAAATAAATAAAATAATATAGAAGGTGTAGGAGGTGTAGTATTATGTAGTATTTATAGCAATTCACCCCAGATAA